GAAAAGATGCAGATTTGCCATTACTGATACTTCTTACCATATCAGCACCTTGTGTTTTTGAAGCTCTGTCAAATGAAGTAATTACTTCACCTGCGAATACTTTTAAAAACAGGGCATCATCACGAGTAGAACCACTATTAGCATTTCCGAATTTAACTGGACTTGCGTTTGACATTTTAGTGTCTCCTTATTATTGATGTTAATGTTAATAAAAGCCTCTTCAATTAAGTTATTTAGTCAAGATTGTCCTCCGCAGAGGGTCAAGTTATTTGGCTAAATTAAAGTTGGCAGTTGCCACGCATAAGCGTTGCACAACTATGCTTTCTTTTTAGGAAATCCTTTTTTCATATTTGAATATGCAGATTTACTAATTGTACTTTTTGATTTTGAACGAGAAGTACCTGCTCGTTTTCTTTTATTGATGTTTCCGTATAGACTATTTTTTACCATTTTTTTCTTTTTTTATTGATGCTTCTGTTATGTTATCTATTTCTGATATTGCATGTTTTGCATGTATTAATTTATCAAACTGTGATTTTATAGTTTTCATAAAATTATCATGGTCTGCAACACCAACAGAATTTTTTAAAAATGTGTCAATGACTGCTGTACTTTCCGCAACTTCTGCGTCATACAGTTTTCTTAATGCTACTAACCACATTTTTATAATTCCGATTTAGCAAGTTTATCTTGCACTAATGCTTGATACGCAGGGTCTTTTGTATACCTGTCATCAGACATAGCGGCTGTAACTTCAGCCCAAGATTTGTAACCATCTTGTCCTGAAACTGTAGCTTTACCTTCTACAAGATTAGGTTCGTTTCCATTTGCTTTTTCAAATTTAGCTTTTAATCCTACTACTGCTAACTTTGCAGTTTCTATATCTTTAGAATTAACGGCTGTATTGTAAGCTGTCTTTTCTTGGTCAGTCATATTGTTTGCCGCCCAATCAGACATTTCTGTGTAAGCATCTGCACCACCAACTATATCTTTAATTGATTTTGCTTGTTGGTCAGCGATTGCTTTTTGACCTTCAATAAACTGGTTTACATAATCTTTAGGTATACCTGCTTTTTCTAATGCTTCGTATGATTTAGCATCTAGCTCACCTTTTTCATTATACTCTGTTGCTAGGTTATCCATATTTAAACCTGCACTCTCAACTGCTTTTTCAGCAATTTCTAAATCATTCTTTGGCTCTTCTTTAGGAGTATCTTCTTTAGGAGCTTCTTCTTCTTTGTTGCTACCAAGTTTCTTTTCTAACTCTGAATATGACTTTGCTAAATCTTCAACACTGTTGAATTTTTCAGGTAAGCCTTCAGGTTTACTTTGTGTAACATTCTCTTCTACTGGCTTTTCGCTAGTAGTCTCGTCTTGTTTTATCTCTACTGTGTCTACCATGTTTCCTTTTTATTATTGTGGTTTAGTTAGGTTGTTTGCGACTTGAGGAACTGCTTTTTCTGCCATCTGCATCATTTGCTGTTGTTCCATTTGCTCTGCTTCAGCCGCTTGTTCTTCTGCTAGTTGCTCTTGTGATTTTAATAAACCATCTGTATCAATTCCTAAACCAATAGCGATACGTTTGATTAAATCATCAGGGTTTAATGCCTGAACAACTTGCGGATTTATCTGTGCAAGATTTCCTATCTCTGCAACAAATTCTCTTAATTTTTGTAAATCGTTTCCTCTACCTAATGCTTCAATACCAGTAATAATAGTTGGTTGAACTGTGCCTTTAGGTAATTTTGGTATTTCACTAGACTGTTCCATTCTTTTCATAAGTATTGCTACTAATGGTAATTGAAACTCTTGTGATAGTAATGAATATATGCCACCCATAGCAGTCTCTAGTTGTTCTGCCATGTATCTAATTTCTTGTGCTGTAACTCTTTCAGCATCTCTTTGTATTGCTGTGTGTAATAAGAATGCGTAAGACATTCTTTCTTCTAATTTACCAATAGATTTTTCTACTACTTGTAAATCATATTGTTTTTGTGCTTGTAGTACAGACACATCATCAGCCGTACCAGTAATGATGTCACCATTTCTAGTCATAGCTAAATCTTTTTTTCTAGTCACAGAATTTGGTCTCACCATAAATACTATTTTAGATGAAGCCGCCGCACTTTCTACAAGTGCTTGTGATAATCCTTCTAATGATTTTAAATCACCAATAAATTCTTCAACATATCCTCTGCCGTAATCTTCATTGTCAACTCTAACCATTCTTAATGCTTGGTAAGGCATTCTTTCTTTTTTAAATGTACCAACACTTTCTGGTATTTTAATTCCGTTTACTTCCTGACAAACATAAAATTCATTTTCATCTAATTTGTAAACATGTGTGTATAATTCTATTTCTTCATCTGCTTTATACTCTGGGTCTGAAATAACTTGTGCTGTTACTTCTTTACCTAAAGATAAAATACTAGCTTTTTCTTTAATAACTATTTCTAATATATTTCCTGAAGCATCTCTTCTAACTACATATTGTGATAAAGGAAATACTCTCATGCTTCCTTTTTTAGGTAAATAAGTTAATACATTACCTCCAACAATTAAATGTTTTAGTGCTTCAAATACTGAAACTCTTAAAGCAAGCTGTTCAATTTTACTTGATACTTCTTTTTCAATAACAGACAAAGATTTCTCTATGTCAGTTTTCATCTCTTTATTTTCTTCTAATTCTTTTTTTGCATCACCAGATATTTGTAATCTAAAGAATGGGGAATTTGGGGGAAGCAAAAGTAAAAGAAGTTTACTTGCTAGATTGTTGACGCCTCTTGCACCAACAGATTGAAATGGATTGTATAATTCACTTGATGATGTAAAACCATCAGGTTTGATAAGAGAAGGAATAGTTAATTCACTACACTCTTCTGCTCTATCTAAATAATGTTCTCTTTCTGTAGTTAACTTACTGTATCGTTCTTTTGCTGTATTAGCTTTCTGTAAACTACCTGCGTATTCCATCTATTAGATACTAGAGTTAGTTGCTATGTTTAAACCAGAAGAAGTGTTTAAAGAAGTTGTACCTGATTTCTTTATTTTTTTCTTCTTGATGTTTAAATCCTGCTCGTTTGCTGTTACCAATTCAGGTGCAGTCTGCTCTCCAACTTGCTGTGACGTGTCCACAGGATTTGGGGGAGTAGGCTGTACTGGTGGTGCAGGAATTTTAGGTGACATGCACATATTATTTATCCCTCTCTTTTAGTGTATTAATAAATTTTACTACGTCCCTTTGACCTGCCTTAAAATAGATAGTTTTAGTATCATCTTTTAATTCAGGTGATTTTTCAGGGTAAACTTTATTCAACAACTTTATTAAGTCGTTTACTGTTTCAGGTAAGAGTATATCTTCCATTATGTTTTTCATCTAAAAGTGTAAGGTTAGCTCCAAAGATTACCTGTGACAGTACCTTTGTTGTATTCTGTGGCTCTGTTTTCAAAGAAATTAGCATGTTCTACGCCATTTAACACCCAGTCTAACCACGATAATGGATTGTCTTTAACACCATAATTAGGTTTTAAAGATAACTGAAGTAATCTTCTATCAGCTATATATCTAATATATTGTTTAACTTCGTCAGCTTTTAATCCTCTTATTCCACCCATAGTAAAAGCTAAATCAATGAACTTATCTTCAAGGTCAACCATGTCTCTAGCTGTTTGATAGATACTTGCTTTAAATTTTTCTGTCCAAATATTTGGGTTTTCTTTTACTAAAGCATGAAACAATTTAATCATACTTTCTACGTGGTGTGTCTCATCTCTTATAGACCAAGTAACAATCTGACACATACCTTTCATACGACCATATCTTTGAAAGTTAAGTAACATTACAAATGAAGCAAACAACTGCAAGCCTTCACCAAATGCAGAAAAACAAGCTATCTCTCTAGCTAGTCCTTCTAATCCACTGCCTTTACTTTTAAAAAGATATGTATGTTTATCAGACATTTCTTTATACTCTTGAAATGCTTGGTACTCTTTATCAGGTAAACCAATCGTATCATTTAATAAAGAATAACTATGTGCATGATTAGCTTCTGAAGTTGCTATCGCAGACAACATCATTCTTATTTCTGGTGGTTTAAATTTAGGAATATATTTGTCAAGGTATGCTTGAGCTATATCTACATCTCCTTGTGTAAAGAATTTTAATATTTGTCCTATTAAATTTTTTTCTTCTGCACTTAATCTTTCATTCCAATCTCTTACATCTTCATGTAATGGTACTTCACTTGGAAGCCAATGCATTTTCTGTTGCATGTCATAACTTTGGAAAGCCCAATCATATTCAAAGGGTTTATAAAATGCTCTGCTTTTAAATAAACTCATCTTAATAATTCTATCCCTTCTATAATAATAATTATTAATAATTCTACTGCGAGGATAGTGTGATACACTGTCCACAATACTGTTTGTTTTTGTTTTCTTTTTTTTCTTTTACGTCTTGGTTTATCTATTCCATCAAAAATACTACTGTCCGTCATTTCTTTTTATATCCTTTTCCTGTTTTTTTATTTCCCCATAACTTTTGCCAAGACCATACATTTAGTTTGCTAGAGTAATGACTAATTTTTATTAATAAATAATAAGTAATTCTATCTATCATTATCCCTCACACGCTAAACAATCTGCTTCTGGTATGATTGTTCTTTCTACTTTTTTTGATACTAACTCTGCACGTTTGATTGCTTCACTTCTGCAATAATACAAAGTTTTTAATTTACGCTTCCATGCTAACATGTGCATGTCGTGTAATTCTTTTATGTTAACATCAGCAGGAACAAAAACATTTACTGACTGTCCTTGACATACATACTTTTGTCTATCTGCCGCATGTTCAATTATCCACTGTTGATTTATTTCGATACCAGTTTTAAAAATATCTTTTTCATAGTCAGATAACTCTTTAAGATGTAAGACCGAGCCTCTTTGAGAGACAATGGACGACCATATATCATCATTGTTTATACCTTTCTTTTCTAATAATTTTTCTAAATATTTATTCTTAACTAAAAAAGAACCTGACATAGTTTTTTGCACATAAGCATTAGCTCTGTAAGGTTCTATTGATGGTGAAGTAGTACCGCAAATAATAGAAGAAGAAGCATTAGGTGCTATGGCTAGTAAGTGTGCATTACGCAAACCAGTGCCTTCCATGTCAGGAGCTTCCCCTCTTTTAATTGCTAGTCTTTTACTTTCTTCCACCGCTTGTTCTTTAATACTTTTAAACATTTTCATGTTTAGTGATTTAGCTAACGCACTTTCAAAAGGTATGTTTTTTGATTGCAGATAAGCATGAAAACCCATAGCTCCTAAACCAATACTTCTTTCTTGTGCCGCACTAAATTTTGCTCTGAACACACTGTCTGGTGCATGTGTTATAAAATGGGTTAAAGCATTGTCTAAAAATCTAACTAAATCAGATATAAATAAACTGTTATTTTTCCATTCATCATACTTTTCTAAATTAACAGAAGACAAGCAACACACTGCTGTTCTTTCTTCATTAGTAGGTAAAGTAATTTCAGTACACAGATTGGAATGATGTACTTTTAATCCTAGTTTCTTTTGTTGCATAGGCAAAGATTCATTAATAGTATCTATAAATGAAACGTAAGGCTCACCAGTGGCAACTCTTGTTTCTAATAATTTTTGCCACAAATCTCTAGCTGATATTGTTCTTATTGTTTTGTTTGTGTGTGGGTCAATTAAATTCCAACTGTCATCATACGTAGGTTCAGCAATACACTTTTCTATTAACTGCATAAACTCATCAGAAATATTTATTGCATGGTGTAAGTTAAGACATTTTCTATGTATGTCACCGCCACTAGGCTTACGCATTTCTAAAAATTCTATTATCTCTGGGTGTGATATATCCATGTATGCCGCATAACTTCCACGTCTTGTTTTACCTTGTGAGAATGCAAGTATCTCACTATCAACTACATGTAAAAATGGTATTGAACCTGATGATTGTGAACCACCAGATGTTTTAGTTCCATCACTTCTTACATGTCCCCAATAGCCACCAATACCACCACCAATAGAAGCAAGCCATGCGTTCTCTGTGTAGTGTCCTGTTAAACCTTCTCTACTGTCACCAACATAATTTAAAAAACATGAAATAGGCATACCTCTGTTAGTTCCACCATTGGATAAAATAGGCGTGGAGTACATAAACCAAAGTTTTGAAGCGTAATTATAAATACGTTCAGCCATCTCATCATTATCAGAGAATGCTTTAGCGGCTCTCATAAATCCATCTTGCGGAGAATGTTCATCAGGTAATAAGTACCTGTCTTTTAATGTTGTCTTACCAAAGTCAGTAAGTAAATTATCTCTTTCGTAATCTATCATATATGTGTTACCTCTAAATGGTACTTCCTATCTAATGTCATGTAATTAATTCCTATTGGTTCAAATTCATCTAATGCGTCAAACACAGTTTGCTTTTTTAAATCACTACAAGTGTAGACATCTAACTGAACCACCGCAGGTGTGTCTTCGTCCCAAGAATGAAATGCTATGTGTGATGTATCAATGGCTTGTAAACATGTTAATCCTTTGTTGCCTTTTTTGTTTACATACACTGCTACTGTGTCACCCAATGGTGTCATGTTTAGTTTCTCAACTAAATTTCTTATCCATTTTTTCATTACTTCAGGTTCTTTGGGTGGCTTTTTAACTGAAGCACGAATAATAATATGTTTATGTTCTAGCATTACTTTCCTAATTTTAATTTGATTTCTGTTTGTGTTTCTTTTTCGATTAATAAATCTATGTATTGTTTCGCTTTGTTTAAATCTTCAAGTTGCTTTTCTTTAGTTGAATGTTTAAAACGCCAACGACACAAATACTTAATTGCGTTACCCTCCGCATAAGGAATATTGTTTTGCATGATAAAGGTGACTGGTTCTATCTTGTATCTAAAATAGTGGCTTGGTTTCTTTACTTGGTCTGCCATAGTTTTACCTTCCCTGTTTTCTTATTGTATTCACCATGTCTTAATATTCTTGCAACTCTAGCTTGTTGTAGAGCTTCAGCGTGGGTGTAACCTTTGTCTTTGTAAATACCTTTAACAATTTTCCAAAGGTCTAAAAGTGTAACATTAGAATATTTCTTAATTAACTTTTCAGCAGTTTTAATACCAACACCTTCAATACCATCATAGCCATCAACCTTATCTCCAGTTAAAACTTGAAGCATAAAATTATAGTTAGCCATCTTCTCTGGTATTTGTTCTACAGTGGTTGCGTCTTGTGAAAGTAAAGCAGGAATAGTTCGCATGTCTTTGTCTATGCTAACAATTATTCTTTCTTCTTCTGGTGAAGGTTCAGTTGCCATAATACCCATGACATCATCTGCTTCTAAATTTTTCCATATCACACCATTGTGTTTATCCATGATGTGTTTACGCATAGCATTTAAAACTATTGGTTTACGCTTTGCTTTTCTGTTTGATTTGTAAGTTGGAAGAACATCTTTTCTAAAATTATTCTTATCTGTTAGTGCAACTATGTAATCATCTGCTGATAAATTAGAACCTAAATCATCAATGACTGCATCAAGTTGTTTTATGCAACTGTTTTCATCAGAGTGTAATGTCCATAAGCCACCACCCCAGTTAGTTTCTATCTCATTGTTAGTAGCGATTTGGTAAGCAAGTATGTCACCATCAACTAACAAAACTCTTTTCTTTTTATACATTTATTTAACTATCCTTTCCTGCATAGATTTGCTTAAATTTTTTGGCAAAAATATTTCGGCTAAAGGAACAAGAACAAACTTACTTCTCCAACCATCACCACCATTCTTTAAGGTTTTGATATATTTTTTTGCTAATCTTTTGATTGTCTTTGTGTCAAATATTAATCTACAATAATCTTTGTCACCATCTGCCAATATATGACACCAGTAATCAGACTTCGTAGCCATGACACCTGAAGGTTTGCCGTTACATTCTATTTCAATAGCAATGTTACCAGTTTTAAACCACCAGTCTCTTTCTGTTTTAACTTCTATCTTTGTTTTATCTTTATCTAAGATAGAGGCTAAACGCTTTTCTCTTTCTTGACCATACTTTAGGTCAAGGTCAAATTTTTTATTATACATTAGTGTGTTCCACTCCAATTTGTTGAAATTTTATACTCGCCTGTTAGCGGCACTCTTAATTGGAAGTGTTCACCTGCACGTCTAATGCAGTCTACTGCTATCTTGCCAATGTCTTCAGCGTCTTGCTCTTCACACTCAACTTGTATTTCATCATGTACCCATACAACTTGCTGTGCGTTCTTAAATTTTGTAATTTCTTTATTAAATTCTACTAACCATCTCTTACATAAAATTGCTCCTGCACTTTGTAAAAGTGTGTTAAGTGCTGAATAGCTGTTCCTAACTTTAATCTGTCTTTTATCTAAACCAGTTAGATAACCACGTTCAGCCGCAGACTGTACGCCTTCTATAAGTTTATGTAGTGCAGGTAAGTTATTTAAAAATCTTTTCTTAATCTTTCCTGCTTCTTTAAATGGTTTGCCTATTACTTCAGCAATTTTTTTCACACTTCCACCATAGAGAAAGCAATAGTAAAAACGCTTTGCTAAATCTCTACTGTCTAACCCTGCTAGTTTTTGTGTCTCTGTGTGTATGTCACCATCAAGTGCAACTTTAGTGTACGCACCATTGTCAAACTTAGACATAAAATGACACAACATCATTACTTCTAAAGATGAAACATCTATACCTACTAATCGTTTACCTTTTGGTACTGTAAATAATTCTCTACACTCTTTACCAAATGGTGCAGACGTACTTGGTACTTGTCCTAAATTGGGGAATGAATGACTTGCTCTTTGTGTAACACAAGAGTTTGTATTACATGTGCCATGAATTTTACCATCACGTTCATGTTTTAACCACGCTTGTGTACCATTAGCTATCTGTGCAATTCTTTTGTTTAATAAAAAATGTTCACACAATATTTTAGCTTCAGGATATGGAAGTTTAGATAATATACTATCATCTAGTTTAGCTTTACCATCTGATGTAAATTCTTTTGCGTCCCAACCATACTTATCTTTTAATCTTTGTGCTACGTGGTGTCTGCTTGAAGGGTTAAATACAGTAACACTATCTTTCAATCTTTTACCTGTTTTAGTTGACCATCTTTCAGCAACTATAGGCTCAAACACACCTTGTAATTCTTCAGCTAGTTCTGCTTGTCTTGCTTTTAATTTAACAGATAATGCTTCTGCTTTTTCTCTATTAAAAGTAAAACCATATTGCTCTTGTTTAAATATTAAAGAAGCTACATCATGTTCTAAATCCAGAGCTTCTTGGGAGTAACCTTTTTCTTCTATAACTTTATAAAGTTTATAAGTAACTTCAGTATCTTGTATGCAATAGTCTAACATCTCTGGTGTAAAAGTTTGCCAGTCAGTTGTTATCTGTTCTTTATATTCTCCAATACGATTACCCCATGCTTTTAATGAATGTCTACCTATACAATCTTTAGGAAAATCTTTTATTGAAAAGTCTTTTTCTTTAATGTCTGAAAATAGTAATCTTGTTCCCACTAATGTGTCAAAAATTTTGCACCGAAATGTAACGGAAAGTAATTTCTCTAATACTGGAATATCAAACTTAATTATATTGTGACCAATAAGTAATTCTGCGTTTTCTAAAAGTTTAACAGCTTCTTGGTTACTAGGAGTAAGTATTTCTCCTGTATCTATATTTTTTAAAACAATACAATGTACTGTGTCACAAACATTGAGAAATCCATTTGTCTCTATATCAAAGATGTATCTCAAAGTTTTACCTTCTTAACTTTTAAAACATTGACTGTTGGAATTGTGGTTATGTTGCCAACTTCACCTAAAGAGCCATCATCATTAAAATTAACATCTCCTGCAACAATATGTACGTCATTGTCTTTTTTAAGAAGCCAACCATTTGAAATACAGATTGTTACTTTGCTATTTGTAGCTTCTTTAAGAGTAAGCCAAGCCGAATTACTGTTTATATCTTTCCAATGTAGAGATACAAAAGGTGCGTCTAATATCTTTTTATTTATTTTAGGTAATTTCATAATTAATGTAATGTGTGTAATTTTACTTGAACATACATAGCCGCTTCTTCTCCATTCATTGCCATGTGTGTTAATGCTTCTTCAACCATCAAAGCTGAAGTGTCTTTTGCAACATCAAGTGTAATAATTCTTTTATATTTTTTAGCTTTTGCAATAGCTTCTAAAATTATAAATGACCAAGAAATTGCATTGTTTTTTTCTTGTCGTGTTCTTTTTCTAATAGTCATCTAAAACATCTGGAGTAGTTTCTGAAAGACAACCTGTTTCTAAATCATATAATAAAGAACATGCGTTGCCTGTCTCTCCTGAATATCTGTTTTTAAGAATTGTAAGTTTTGCTAATTTCTTATCTGATTTTATGTCCCTACTTATGGATATAATTAAATCTGATAATTGACCAATGGAAGCCGACCCACGTAGACTGTTCATGGTAACTTCTTTACCATCTTCAAATCCTTTATCGCCTTCACTACGTCTTAAATGTGATACTAGAATAACTCCAATACCTGTTTCTTCTACAAGTGTTCTTAATTTACTTACAAAGTAATCAATAAGTTTTCTTTCATCACCTGTATGTTCATCACCCAATGCAGATAAAGCCATGTGTAAATGGTCTAATACTACAAAGTCTACTTCACATGATTTTGCTAAATATCTTATTTTAGATAATAAATTGTCGGCAACTGTACAGCCAAAGTGGTTAAATAGATAAAAATTCCCATTACCAATAGTTGATTTAAAAGTTTCCTGTAATTGTTTTTCATTTATTCCTTCTCTTGTTAAATGCAAAGGTTTTTTAAGGTGAACACCCATAATACCTAATGCACTTCTTTTAATACTTTCCTCTAACGCAATATAACCAACACCAAATCCTTGTTTCAATAAATCTAGTGCAACATGTCTACAAAAAGATGATTTTCCAACTCCTGTCCCTGCCGTTATTGTGGTAAGCTCACCTTTTCTTAATCCATGTGTTTTTATATTAAGACATTTAAAAGGATATTGTGCTGTCACCATCACATCTTCTTTCATAATCTCATCAAAAATTTCTGAACCTAAAACAATACCATCAGGTCTGTATGGTTTTGCATTCCACATACATTGTTTAAGTTGCTCTGCTTTATCTGCTAACAACATTTCGTTAGCGTCTTTAAGTGGTAGAGAAGCAATCTTGGCTTTATTTGGGGTTAGTATTTTAGAACATTCTAACGCCGCCTTTTGCCCATGTTCGTCTTGGTCGAACATAAAGATTACATTCTCATAACCCTCCAAGAAATCGAGTGATTTTTGAATATCTTTTTTTGCACCTGCCGCACCTGTTTTAATAGATACAACGTCCCATCTGTTGTTGTCTTGTATTTGAGACATAGTAAGTGCATCAATTTCGCCTTCAGTTACAGTAATGTACTTGCCTTTTCCTTTGCAAGTTTCTTGTCCAAACAATCCTGCTTCTTTAGGATTGCCTAACCATTGAAATTCTTTTGAGGGGTATCGTAATTTTTGTGCTACTAACTCTTTGCTATCATTATAATAATTAGCAATATGACAAGGTCTTCCAAAGTATGCTCCAACTTCATAATTATATTTCTTTGCAGTGTCTAAAGTTATATGACGTTTATTAAGAGGTAATATTTCACCTTTAATAAATTTAATTTCTTTTTCTGTATTAGTTTCCATAGTTGTTGATTGTCCTTGTGTTGTTTTTTGACATGAGAAACAGTGTGCGTGTCCATCAGAATAAACAGCATTGGCGTCAGAAGAGCCGCAGTTCTCACATGGTGAGTGATATAAAAATTCGTTTTCAGTATTCATTGTGTTTTGTTTTGGATTTTTTAAAAGGGAAGAGGTAACTTCAGTCTCCCTCCATTACCCCATAAATGCGAAAAACTCCTAGCTATTTCTAACTAGGAGCTTCTCAATCAATCAACAATCGAATGCACATCAAAAGACATGCACGATTTATTGGAGTTAATTGCCTCTCGGCAACCCACTACCTCAATGTTGTACTTCTTTTTCAACTTTTTTACAAGTTCACGTAAAGATACGTATTGCTGAAATGTGAAGTTAACATCAAGACTTTTACCATCTTCCGATAAGCCTCCTACAAGACCTATGGCGATAGAATTTTGGTTAGTAATTAATGGTTGATTTATAGGAAGAATAGCACCAGACATTTCTTCTGGTCTGCCCTCTTCAATCTTACCATCTCTTAAAATTATAAAATGGAATGCGTTATGGAAAAAACCTTCTTTTCTATTTTTTAAAGTTATATCCTTTGCATTAAAGTTTTCACTAGCTTTAGTCTTTGTGGAGTGAATGACTATAAAATCTGTTCTTGTTCTATTATTGTTATTCATTCAACCACTCCAATGGAATATGTTTGTCAGCATATTTAAAACCATATTTCTCACACCACATAGCGTAAGTAGTTGCTGACTTTTTAGATATTCGACTTCTTGAATTACTGAATACAAATCTAATATCTAGTTTTGGATTTTGTTCTTTAACAAGACGCATTTTTTGTCTGTCTGCTGAAGTAAACAATCCTTTTGTTTCAATAAATATATCTTGTTCTTTTAGGTAAAAGTCTGGGGTATAAGTATGAGCTTTCTGTGGTTTAACATAAGTTAATTTAACCTTCTCATATTCATACTTTACACTATTAGCGTCTAACTCTTGTGAGATAGCTATTTCTAGCCCAGACCTAAAACCATATTTAAGTCCTACTTGATTAGAAGTCAGAAATTTCTTGTACTTCATTCTCTTTCGTAACTTCTGGTGCAACATAACCATCTTTAATTTCAGAAAAGCCTTGTGCATTTGCTCCTGCACCAGACCCACCTTCAACTAATTTAGCTATTTGTACCGCTTTTAATCGCAAGCTAACACCTGCTCCTGCCATTGCAGTGTAGTAAGGTATCATCTCTGCTGAAACTTTCATTTCACTTCCAGACCATACTTGCTCTTTCATAGGTGTGCCTTTGCTATCAAAAATTGGTATCTTGATGTCTATTACGTCACCAGACTTCATCATAATTTTTGCTTTAGCTTTGAATTTAAAGATTACGTTTCCAGTAGGTTTACCTTCTACATATTCTTCCTCAAAAGGCATGTTTGCTTGTTTGGGAGGTTTACCTTTAGATTTTTCTTTTGCCATTTCTAAAGATTTTTTCATCTCATCTTGTATTGATTTGATGATTGGCTTTGCCTCTGCACCTTTGATAATTAAGTTAGTCTTGAAGTGACCACCATTCTCTTTATCAAATTTAGTGTCAGGCGTATTTAACCAACAATACTGTGATACACCTACAGGTGTTACAATCTTGTTGTATGTTTGCTTTTTCATATTGTCCTTATTGTTATTGTTCTCTGTGTTTTCTCCGTTGATGTTGATTGTTCTAATAGTGTAAGGTTAGCCACACACAGTGCCGACTAACTGCCATTTTTTACCATCTATAACTATTTCATGTTTGTTGAGACTATCGTGATACGTAGTTTTTGGTGCATACTCACAATTAGCTACTTTCAATTTATGAAAATACAGTTGGCTATCCAATTTGAAGTCAGTTTCAAATGGAATAAGTATCAGTGTTACTATCAACATGTGCATAGGATTAGGCAAAGAAAAACTTAGATTTGTGTAGTAAATCTAATTCCAAGTTTCCACTTTTAGGTATTGCAGGTAACTTTTCTTTTGTCTCTGTATCTAACTGCAACCCTACATCTAATTTAAAACTACTTAATAAGTTTTGTTTAAAGATACCTACAAAGGCTTCTCTAATGCTTTCATTAAGTTTGTCTATGTCACAAGCATGTGTAGCAAAACTGTCATGCACATTACAAAAGTTTTCAATTCCTTTTTCTTTTGCAATATTTACAGTTCTTACCATGCAAGCACTATCTAGTGAGTGTACATAATTTGCGGCAACAGCATTTCTTGAACGCAACTTATCAGTTTCATCTTTCTCCACTTTTATTTGTGGTGCAAAGACTTCACCCATCAAATGAGAACATACTCTTTTACTTTTCATTTCTGGATAGTATTGGTACACAGGAAAACCAACAGGTGTAACCCAATGTATAGGTACTCCTTCTTTTGCAATTACTCTTGCATTGTTTTGTAAGTAATCCATACCAACTCTTGCTGATTTTAAGTTTTCACCTATGCTGTCCCAAATTATTTTGGCAAGATATGTTGCAGGTTTGAACATGTCATCAAATGGGTGCATTTCCCCTTTGTCTTTTCTTTTAGTTAAATCTTCTACGACAAAGTCAGTACAAGAATATCTAGTAGACCCATAACAAATTGTCATAATAGGTCTCTTACATGTTGAACGCTTTACTCCATAGTCTAACCATTTCTGTGCCATTGGGTCTCCTTCAGTAGCTTTTACTTTTAAAGTTTTAATAACTTCATTAGCTACTAATTGGTAGATGTCTTGCGGTATCTCACTAGGTAAACAATTAACTAATTTACCTGCTACTTCATCTTTAAGTAATAAAGAATAAATTTGTAAACCATTACAAGAGCCATCTACGTTAACAGGTATATAAGAAATAAATCCGTCACCTGTTTGTGTGTATCTGTTCCATTCGTCACAAAAAGCTAAAAATTGAAAAGCATTATCTGCGTCTTCCCACTGTCTATTTCCAATAGGGTCTTCAGCACATTGTTTAATCCAATCTTGATTATCAATAGTCCATTTTTCTCTATCTTCTAATGACACTTTATCGTTACCCCACATGTTTGACCCATGTACAGCAAGCCAAAAGACACCTCTGTTTTCTTTTGTGATAGCTTTACCTTTACTAAAATTTAACAATGCTTTTGCACCATTAATAGATTGATAGTTAAGAAAAGCAGGCACACAATAAGCTCTTCCTCTAAAATCTAATTGCAATGGGAAATACAAAGTAGCATAATTTTTAAACAAATCAGCCAACCATAAGATTTTAGCATATAGCATTCTTTTAGAAGCCATTCGGTTATTCTCTGTGTGAACAATGACACTTTCTTTCTTAAACTTTTTGAGTGCCTCTGGGTTTGTGTCTATATCGTGAGGTTTGTTAGGAGTTTGTAGGTTTTCTATGGGTGGCATACCTCCAATAGAAAGTGACTTGTCCCAAGCATTCTGCATAACTTTAAGAATAAAATGGTTTATCTTATAAGCTGTGCTTTGCATTAAATTTACAGCATTAGTTACCTCTGGCATAGCGTGTCCTTCTAGCTCTTTGATAAACTTTTTACCTTTTTGTTTAACTAGGTCTAGCTCTGGCATTTCCGCCGTCCAATATCCATGACCTGTAACTTTACCATCAACTACAGATTTTGGAGGCATAACCATTGGAAGGTACTCTGGGTTTAACAGTTCGTTAAACTGATTACGATTGTCTATCCATTCTTTAGTTTTAGCTGTTTGTCTAATAACTTTAAAAGTTTTATGTTTTACTTGGTCAGTCCCTATCTCAACTAAACCTGTATGAACAACTAACAAATCAAGTAATTGTATACCAACATGTAATCTTTCAGTAGTAGACCACTCTTGCCAATTCATTACATTATCTCTTCTTGCCTGCTCTCTTAATTTTCTTCTTTTGTAAGAATAGTTCCAAGACCTTTTATCTAAATCTCTTTTTGTAGTTTCGTAAAGTTCTGGATTTAATGATTTAAAGTTTTTAAGACTAATCTCTGTTTCAATCCTACCACCTAAAGTAATAGCAGTAGAAGTAACTTTTTGTGTAGTAGTTATAGTGTTAATTACATGCTTTGCTGTTATCAAAGCTGTTATTAAAGGGTCTACTTGGGAGATGTATTGAAGTGCTATGGGAGGTTTTGAGTGAACATTTTTATCTGTTTCTTTTATCCACTCTGCAATGGCTATTGCTAAAGGACGTACTGTGGTTGCAACAATAACTTTTCCGTAAGATGTAACACTTTCTTCACCACGTTCTATGTGGGAAAGTCTCCTCTTATTTGTTCTGTTCATACCCCTTTCAGCAGACATCTTTTCGGTCTGGACTTGGTCTTTATACGTAGGCATTATTTCTAGTAGTTTCATGTATTCTCCTATTTGTTGATTTATGTTTAAACGGATTTATTAATTCGGTTAAGAACATTTACTGCACCCATTAAATTATTAGGTATTAAATGGGAGTATCGTTTTATCATCTTCCATGACTTATGACCTAGCATTTGTCCAATCATGTGTAATTCAACCTTACCTGATTGAGCTAACCTAGTAGCACAAGTATGTCGTAAGCAATGAATGACAAACTCTTTGTCGTCTTCAAGGTTCATAGCTTTTCTTAAACGTCTCCAAGTATTCTCACAAGTCCAATATTTTAGATGGGAAAACACAAGGTCGTTTCTTTCCGCTTTTATTAACAATTTAAGAACAATAGACTTAGCACGTTCTGTTAGTGGAATACCTCTAGGTTCACTATTCTTAGTGACACTAGCAGGTAAGTTAACAACATAGTTTCCATTGTTGTTATGCACCATTAACTTCTTAATAGATAACGCCTCGCCTAGTCTCATACCTGTATCAATTAGAAACAAATAAAATTCCAAATAGTTAACCATATTCCACTCGGTTAATAATCTGATAATTTCTTTTTCTTCCATTGGTTCAAGGTATCGTTCTCTACCATTGTCTTCTTTTTGCCATTCAATATGAGGCATTCTATCAAGATGATAAATAGACTGTCTCTGATTAGCAAATCTTAACATCTTACTGATTGATGAAAGATAACGATTGATAGTTGCAGGAGCAAAACCTCTGTCCTCCAACGTGTCCACAAGGTTTCCAATGTGGGTATCGTTAACTTCAGTCACAAGCATTCCCTTACCAAGCATTTCAATAACTTTCTCGGCTCGTTTAGATTGCAACTTTTCCCAACCTTTCAATGTTAATTTGCGGTGTATCTCCGTTAACAACTTTATATTTCGTTGTTGCATTTTTACCTCCGCTTTTCATTGTTATTTGACCCAACTTAAAAGAGTGCTATGTACCCTTTTACCTTTTGCTGTAAGACGTACTAATTTTCTACGTCTTTCCATTGGGTCTTCAAAAGTCTCTAAAAGACCTACGCCAATCTTTTTGTGTCTGTTAATGTCTCCTAACTTGTACGCATTTCTTGACACTGAAGATTGAGATATGTCTAGGTCGTCACTTATAGTTTGCATGGCAACGCCTTCTTTTCCACCATGAACTGCAACAAATAAAAACACAGCAATAGCCTGTGCTTCAATTTGTGTATCAAACTTTCGCATTTCTTCTATTATTTTTAATAGATTTAATCCGCTACTCATCATTTCTTTCTCTCTTTCTTGTATTTACACAGTACATTCGAATGCACTATGTTAAAGTTACGATAAATACAACCTATATTTTCCAAAATCTATTATAGTTTCGTATTTATTTTTACTCACTTTTAAATTACTCCAGTTACTATATTTTTCAATATAGACTTTAAAAAGAATAAAATTTATTGTCATAGTATTCCTTTTGTTAAATTATATTTGGTGCATTTTGTTTATTATGAATGTAACAACCGTTACCATTCAAAACACTTTTATGTATTAATCGCAGTTTTTTACTGGCTAATTGAGTACAATGTATTGACATATTTCTCCTTTCTTTTTGCTTATGCTATCCTGTCGCACATAGTATGTACAGCAGGAAATAATGCGTTATTAACATGCAAAATACACCGTCTAGTCCTTAGACGGCATTTCGACTATTAAAGTCTCATCAGTTTTGCTCTTCAGTTGATTTTTGGATTTCATTTGTAAGTGCAATAATAGGAGGTGTCTCTGCGTTGAGTATATTGTCTATCAACTGTACCGCCTTATATGCCACTTGATGTGATGTCAGTTCGTCATACTGTTTTAGAGTTCTTGTTTTTAGCAGGAACGCTATTATCTTGTATTTTAGTTTCCAATTCACCGTCTAGTCCTTTGGTTGGTTTCTTTTTCTTGCCAAAGATGGCGTCCCAATTCTCTTTGTATTTCTCTGAGGGAATGTGAACGCCGTCTCGTATTTTATAAGATTTAAAGCCTGACATAATTATTGTTGTAATTGTAACAATTCACTTTCATCAAACATTTCTTTTAACTCATCTACTCTATTGGGTGTCAGCTCCATTTGATTAGTTGAATTGCCTTCACCATCAAATATTTTGATACTAAAACCATATTTTGTAGTTTTAAGTTTTTCAAATTGGGCTTTTAAATAGTCTTTACTTGTTACTATTGCAGGTTTAGACCATGTGAGGCTTTTATCCCTCATCATTTTGTCCTCGTCACTCATGTATATTTTTTTAGTCATGTTTTGCTCCATTGATTGTTGATTAAATAAAAACGCCGTCTAGTCCTAGAACCAAACGGCGTTAATTGTTGGCTAGTCTTTAGCCTTGTTTTTTTCCTCTTCTTTTTTTGCTTTTTTTTGTAACTCCGCATAATAAGAAGGGTGTCTCCATACAAAAGTCATTAGCTGACTTTTTTAATTGGAAACTTTATCACGTTTGAAGGTTGACGCAGTGAGGCTCTTACAGCTTTGACAGCTTTCGTTGCCATGTAG